CGCACTGCGCCGTAGACAGCAGCGACAAGCGAAATGACAACGCCTGCCACTGCTGCCCACTCGTTTGTTGTCATTCCCCAGTGACGCCAAAACTCTTGTCTTTAGGATTTATTGCACGCAAAAACACTGGTGCAACAGCTGCAATACCTGCATGCAGCAAAACCTTTGGGTCAGTAATACCTGCCATGTATAACGCCAGCATTGCAGCTATGAACGATCTAGCATAGCTGGCGGCAGCTTCTTTGACTTTGGCTTTGTCCATTTTTTCTCCTTTTTTGTCTCAGCTACTTGCGCAGCAATGACTGGGTAATCGCCTTTGTATGGTACAAATTTTGGTAGACCAAAACCTACAATGTCGCGCTTTAGTGATCGTTGCTTAATCATTACCATGCCGCCATTGCGTTGGTCGCCTGTGCCAGATGTGTTGCCTTCAATGCAAGTAACAACGTCATTGCCATGTTCAAAGGCAATAACAATGCCGACGTGACTTATACGGTCAATGCCGTCATGTGGAAAGTCCATGAAAGCCAACGCACCTAGACTTGGCAAATGTGACCAACGGTTAGTTTCTTTAAATTTGTGTGCGCCAATGGCGGTCGAAACAACTGAGTGAATTTTGACACCAGCTTGATCTGCACACCAATTGACAAATGAACCGCACCACGGCAAACCGTCTGCTTTTGTAAATTTGCCATACTTTGTCAGGTTGTTGCCTTCTTCAACCGTGCCGACTTCAGCTGCGGCAATTTCGATCAACCGAGCATTTGTGCCTTGCGGATAATTGCTCACAACCCCAACGCTTTCAAATCGTCAGTAGTTAAGCCAAGCGCAGCAAGTTTTGCTTTTGCTGACTCTTTCGCTGCTTCTGCTTCTGCCTGTGCGTCTTTAATTACGTCGTTTGCAACTTTTTCCGCTGCCGCTTCTAGCAATTCTGTTTCGTTCATTTCGCGAATTTCGACTTCGCCTGTTTCAACATTGTGAATTGTGATGATTGGTGTTGTCATTATTTAACTCCGTAAAGTGTGTAAGTGCCTTGTGATGAAAAACTAGACCCAGCAGTTGCAAGATCAAGACGAGTTATTGCAGAAGTCGATTTGTAAGTTACAACATTCTCATTGCTTGTAAATGTAGATAAATTATTGTTATGTCCACCTTGAGCGACTGCAACCTTCCATCCAGTTGTTTGAGCATAATTTGGGAAATGGATAACAAAAGAGTTTCCAGTTGTGCTTGCCATAAAACTTGAACCACCAGTAATTTCAACAAAACTCCAAGCGCCTTGTTGATTTACGGTTGCGCCTGTTCCTGTAATGTTACGCATGTTTACGCCTACATAATTTGCGGCAGTTGTGTCATTGTTAATTCTAACGCCCGCTAGATCATTCACAGTAGTGCTGCAATTATTTAGCACAAGATAAAGGTCGGTGTAAGCACCGCTAATTGAAGTAAGGCTGACTGAACTTGTAATTGAACCGCTTGCAAGTGACGTGTAAGCTGCTGCATTTACCGCCGCCCAACTTGGAACACCGCCTGCGACTGTAAGAACTTGTCCTGTGCTTCCAATTCCTAAACGTGTGTTTGTGTTTGCTGTCGCTGATGAATAAGCAAGATCACCAAGCGTCGTGCCTGGTTGTAATGCCTTCAGTCGCGTGTCAACACCCTGCAATGCAACGTCAAAATCGGCTGGTAAGTCCGTGACTAAATCAGTCGCCGTCGGTAAAACAAAACCATAGTTAGTTGTTGGATTTGCCACTTTGTCTCCTTGTCTAAGCGACTATTGTCGCATACTGCCATTCTAGGGTCGGCGACACGCTGTTGTATCGCTCTGTAATTGGGACGTCGTTGTATCTCATTGCCTGCAAGCTGTATGCCAATGGTGACAACAGCAAGGTTATAGACAAACGATTGTAGGAAGCTTGAAACGACCAACCTTCTACAAAGCCTTGAAACGTGCCGCTGTTCATGTTAAGCGGCAAATTATTTAGGGCAATTGCCTCACCCATAAACACCCCAATGAGGTTGTCGCGATCTGAATTGTCTATCTCAGGATTAGTTAGGTCGAAAGTAATTGAGCTAAAAATAGGCTCAGGATTAGCGCGCAATGACAAATAAAATGCAGCTTGAGCGGTGGCGTCTGCACCGTCGTGCAACGTAGTCGTAATGATCTGTGCAAGGTTGCCGTATGTGGCAATTGAAGCGGAGTCACTAGCTGAAACGTCACTTGTTGAGTTTGCGCCATACTTAATGGTTATGGCATTTCGGACGTCGCCGACGCGTGTTTCAATGCGCAAACCTGCTGCCCTTGCGTGGTTGGCGTCAAGATCAACATAACCATTTGCTGCTAAATAAGTGGTACGGTGCGTGCTATCAGCATAGCCAATGCGTCCTTGTGCGTCCTCGTAAATGTAGCCGAGACCAGATGTTGCCAATGCCGATACAAGGCTGTAAGCGTCGATTGGGTCAGATGCACCACCCCGAGCTGCAAGGTCATAATTACCTGGACGGTCAATTTCACCAATGCCAGTATTGCCAGCTTGCGCCCATGTGACCGTGGGTTCATAGGTTGCCCACGTTAACGCACCAGGCACTTGCGCCCATGTCTGAAACAAAATTTGTGATAACACTTGAAAAACCTGATCGCCGTCATAATCGCGTGCCAAAGCATCTGTGTAAATAAATTTTGGCAAACGAGATAACGCACCTAGTGCTGTGATGCTATAAGTCTGCGTAAACATGGTGCTGCCAACATCACGCACCTCTAAGCCAATGTCAACAACGTTGCCGCCAAAAATCGGCACAAATGTGTTTGTTGAGTCTTTAACTGAAACGCCAATAGTGCTGTTGATCTTGACAGGCACAATAGCTTGATTGACGTCTAACAGCTCTAAATTGACATAGCCTGCCTGCGCCTGCTCATAAATGTTTGTGCGACCTGATCTAATTGTTAAATTAGCCAAAACAGCGTTTGTGTAAGCAACGCCGTCAATCTCAACAAGCCAAACTGGTGACCACTGTGTCATGCGATTTGCAGGTTAGATGCGCCGCCTGTGCCGCGATAGAAGCTGTTATTTAATGTGTCAACAATTGTGCGTGCTGTGCCTTCTTTGTCAAATGCGCCTGTAACTGTGAGGTTGATTGTTGTGCCCATTGAGGCAGCCTCAGCAGCTCTAAAACTGCCAGCGTTAAATGAGCCTGCAACAACGTTTGTTGCTGCTGCTGCACTAGCTGCGACACTAGCTGCTGCTGCGACACCGCCTCCACCACCACCACCACCTGTTGTACCTGTTGCGTTTGGTGTTGAGATTGTAGGTATTGACGGCACACTTGTGGTAACCGTTGGTGTCTTAATCGTTGGCACACTGACCGTTGGTGTTGAAATTTTGCTTACGTTTGGCAAAAATGGAATTGCGTTGTAAGCAGAAATCAAAGCGTTAATACCTGCAACCGCACCTGAGATCAAGCCGTTAAGTACCTTGACCACGCCTGCAATAACGTTAATGACGCCGCCAGCGATCTTGCCTGCCACTTGTAAAGCACCGCCTAAAACTGTGCCGATAACTGGTGCAACATAGGTTGCAATGAGTGAGCCAAATTCTCTAAAAGTATCTGCATTGTCACCGATTGCATCTTTAACATAACCAAATGCTTTGATCATGCCGTTAACAATTGGCGTAAATGTGTTAACAATGACGTTGCCAAGTGTCGTAATGACCCCGCCAAGACCTTTACCGTCAAGGCTAAATGCACCGCTAAATGCGTTGATAATTGGCAAAGCATTGTTGTTAATAAAACCCATAAGTTTTTCAAGAATTGGCAGCAAAGCAAAACCAATTGTTTCTTTGGCTTCACTAAAAGCAACCTGCATGCGAGCAATACGACCTGCGTAGGTGTCAGCATTTTTTGCAGCCGCGCCGCCAAACAATTCGGTCAGTTTGTCCTGCACCTGGGTAAATGACATGGTTTTCAATTCGGCAGCTGATAAGCCAACGCCTAGCTTGCCAAGTGCTGCGGTGTTACCGTCAAAGCCTTTGCTTAATGCAGCTGCGACAGTTTCTAAAGGCTTACCTGTTGCCGCGCTTATGTCTAAGGCTTGGGCAAGTAATTGCTGTGCCTTTTCTGTGTCGCCTGTTGATCTAACCAAACGACCTAGTGCTGGTCGTAGCTCGTCGTCTGCCACACCAGTTGCCAGTGACATTTGCAAAATTGACTGCTCGGTTGCCGCGATTTGTGCCTTTGTCGCCCCTGTGGCGTTCTCTAAGGCAAGCGCAAGCTGTGTCTGTGCTTTCTCGTCCTCAATCGCTGCTTTGACGCCCTCAACGCCAATTTTGATTGCATAAGCACCAGCGGCAGCTGCGGCTGCAACAAAGGCTGCGCCAATAACCTTGCCAGCCTTGCCGATCTTATCGCCAAAGGTGTCAACATCTTGACTCGCTGATTTCAGCGATTTATTGAGATTGTCAACGTCACCAAGAATTGAAAGCTTAAGGGTACGACTACCAGCCATTAGTTGTACCTCTTAACTATTTTTTCAAATGATTGTTCCCATTGTTTGATGATCTCAGGCTGTACGGCTCGCAAGGTTGGATAGATAAACCAACCGCGCGACCCTCTGCCTTCACGACCTGACCAGACTGGAAACTGTTTGTATTTATTTGAGCCAAACTCAACGCCGCCCCAAACCTGTTGGGTACTTGCGCCGCCACTTAATTTTTGTGAAGCATAACCAAAACTAATTTCACCGATCTTTGACGACTTAGACACTTTTGAACCGTCAGCAACACGGTTGTCAATTAGGTTGCGCGTTTTGGTGCTAGCTGCTGCTTTGATCTTGCCTTGCACGTAAGTAGCAAGGGCAGACGTAGCTTCTTTAGCTTGGTCTAAGGCTTCGTCGTCCATTGCCTTAAATGACCGCGTAATGGCGCGCAGTTCAGCCTTGTCATAGCTGATTGCGTCCTTAGCCATTTGCCTGCCTTTCCAAAATTTCGATCACGGTTAAAATGTCCTCGGCTGTTTCAAAAACGTCTGGTGGTAACCCTGTTGCCAAGGCTACCTCCCAAACTATTCTGCTAAGGCTTCCGACTGGGTGGCTTTTGGGTTTGCCTCACCTACGATCACCTCGGCAATAGTTTCTGTCCAGGCTTCGATTGGCTTAACAGGCTTACCAGCTTGCTCACGCTTCATGGCGTGATAGGCAAGAAATACAAGATCGGAGATACCGATCTTTTCCTGCGCCTGTGCAATTGTGTGACCTGTTTGCTTTTCCCATTTGACCCACTCAGGCGGTGCAGCTGTGTAAGTGATCTGCGTGCCGTCGTTGTATTCAATTGTGATTGGTAGCTTCATTTTGTCTCCCGATTAGTAGTTTTTAACTGAATGTCTCGGTTGGTGTACCGACGACAATAAATGATAGGTCAACGGTCTGTGCATCTGGTGCTGCACCGCCGACACTTGGGAATACTGGCATTACCTGGAAAGCGTAAACCGCACCTGTTGCAGCTGTAAGTGATACAGCCAAAGTCGTGTTTGGTGCTGTTTCGCATGCTGTCCACAATGCTTCACAAAGTGAACCTGTTGCGCCCCAGTCTGCAAGCATTGTAATGTCAAATGTCCACTGATCGTCAATGTGCTTGTAAGCCTTGCCGTCTAGTGTTTGGTATGTCTCTACGGTTGGACTGTTTGCAAGTACCGCGCTGGTCGCTTGTCCGTCGTAGTTAACTGTTGCAATGGTCACGACTAAATCGCGACCAGTGATGATTGTCGTTGGCATTTTGTCTCCTAGTTAGTTTGTGTGTAATAAGTCGAAACGTTTATGTCAGCAACCAGCATTGGCGATTGTCCTACTTCCAATACAGTCGGCTTTTCAATAACGCCAACGACGTATCCTGCTGGCATTGCAGCAAGAATTCCGATTATGAGCTTTTCTAAATTGTCTAGTGAGCCTGCATTACTGTTGCTCGCGACAATTGCTGTGATTGAAAAATTAAGTTTGACCTGTGTTTTTGACTTGCCGATCAACACGACTTCCATGTAGGGCGAGTCTGGAACCACAACAATGGCAGGCGGTATTGGT